TGAACCCGTAGTAGCGTTTTCAATAATCATAACCCGCGATATGGTGTTTGGGGCGATGGTAAGTTCACGAGTAGCTGTAAGAGTTGCGCTAGAAGTAACTTTGAAGTAAAAAGCACGAGCAGGATCAGTAGTGCCGTCGGCTACTGTAGTAGTTGAATTTGCGTCCGTAGCAAAGCCATCTTGAGTGCCGTATCCAAGGGAGTCGGCAATGAGCTCCAAATTAGTATTTGTGCTTGTGCCCCAAGTGCCAGACTCGTCACCCGTGGCGATTTCTTTTAATCTTAAATTATTTACGTAAGTTGCCATGGGTGCTTACCTCATTCCAAAGTGGCGCCACTGGCCTCAGGGACGCTTGTGGCATATATTTTCATATTCTGTTGTAAGTTTAGTGTTTCTCCGCAGTCGGAACAAGTATCAGCGTTAAGTTCAGACTCATCAAGATCAAAACCGCAATTTGCACACAAAACTTCAATGTCATGTTTAGGCTCTATACCAGAACCTAGCTGTACTGCCTCTGTCGTCGTTCTCATGCCGCGACCTCCGTCCAAATAACTGCTTCTTCGGGGACTATGTCGTCCCAGATTAATATGTTACCGATTCTACCTACTGCCACGACGCCTATTGGATACACTCGTGCTTTACCTGTCGCGCTTTCATTGCCCAGGTCACCCGTTGCTGAGACGCCTGTCACGGGTACATTGAGCTGAAGGTCAATTGTAGCACTTCCAATAACCGAAGTGGCTGATAAACCTGTCTCAGTAACAGTCGCATCCGCCGTAACAGCTACCGTGCCTACTGCGGAGGTGCCCGCTACGCCTGTAGCAAATTCGGTGTGGCTTCCCTGTACTCCGGCATTCCCTAACGCTGTAGTCCCAAAAACACCTGTAACAGTAACAACAGCGGCGGCATCAACACTGACCGATCCTAGCGTAGCTGTAGCCGCTTGGCCTAAAACGTCAATGGTTCCGTCGGCGTTGGCAACTACATTGCCTAGCGTCGTAGAAAGTTCAAGTCCTGCTGGGTAAGCATTGCCGCCAAGTATAAAGTCAACGGTGCCTATTTCAGTTGAAATAGCATCTACAGTGCTTCCTTCGCCCCAACCAAAGTCGCCCCAACCGCCACGACTCCAGCCATCAAAGTAAACAGTAGCGTCCCAGACACTGTAGTTTGCAATACCTGTGGCGGAAACCCCAGTTACTTCAACAATGCCCTCTATAATAGCAGTCGAGCTTCCTAACGCTGTTGTGCCCTGTACACCCGTAACAGTGAAGTTATTTACGGTTTGCGTTGTTACCGTTCCTACTGAACCTGTAGCCACGGGCGTAGCTGGGCTGTCGCCCCACCCGTCTGATCCCCAAGGATCATAGCCCCATCCAGTTATTGGAACAATAACGTCAGCCATATTAGGCTATCCGAATGATCGCGTTAGACGCATCCGCTGTTGGGAATACAATAGTAAAGTCACCCGCAGTTGACGTTTTGTCAGCACCGAAGTCCAAGACAGCGATAGACTTGTCAGACTGAGTGCTGTTATAGATCAACGCGCCACGAGCTGTAATTGTAGCCGATGACCAGGTGGTGTCGTTAAAGTCAGTGAATGCTGTTGTACCAGAGCTGGTAGGTGCTACGGTTGTCAGCGTGTTACCACCTGCGGTGTAACCTGTTCCAGACGTTTCGTTGGTAACAGAATACGCTGTTGTAGTCGCATCTAAAGTAGCAGAACTCGTATAAAGCGCGACTTTCATTGTATCCGCTGTTGTACCAGCACGAGCCACTGTAGTGCCAAAGGCGTGAATGCCGTTAAGCATTTCAACCTTAAAAGAAGTACACATTGCTTGTGTAATTGCCATGATGATTACCTCATATTTTGCTAATAATTCGAGCCAAGTCAGCATGGCCCTGTTTTGCTAACTCAGCGCAAATAGTTGTCCTATCTGACCGAATCGCTTCCCGCATATAAAAAACCATTAGGTCTCTTATACGATCCTTGTACACCATCGCTTGCGCTTTGACCATTGGGTCGGCTGTTTCACTAACCGAAATCAACTTTTCCATAGCCCGCTCTGCAAGCTCTTCTGGCGTATGCCCACGGTTATTCGTGGTAAATACGTCTACATCAAATGCAGTTATTGTTTCGCCTTTTACGCCATCTAACATAGATTATGGTCCTGGTGATTCTGATTTTATTGGAATTCTTATCATGCCATCACGATACTCATCACGACGACGACGCCCCTGTTGCTCAATGCCAAGTCCCTGGATTGCCTGTTTATAGCTGTTTTCAAAATACTGAATCATCTCAAGCGGTCCCTTGGTGTAACTATACGCTTGAATCAGGCAAGCATACAGTAGCGCCTCTGGCGCGTTTGTGGAGACCCAAGTGCTTGTATTTGTTGCAGATAGCTGTGCTGGACGATAAATATACCCTAGTTGCACAACCAGTGCAGTAGCTGGCGTAGGAGCTATATAAAAATTATCTTCATTCCAAACCCCGTAATACTTTGGTACTCCGGTTTCGGTGTAATCAGGCCAATACTCTTTTAAGAAAGAATTATCCCTAAACTCCAGGAAGGTTTGGTCCCCATCTGCGTCAGTAACCATCATATACCTATGGGTAAGAATGTCAGACGGCGCAGGCAGAAATCGAGAATTGGCTAAAAAATTGGTCGTAGCTTCTTTCTTAAAAACGTCTAAATCAATATCTCGAAGAATACGGTTCTCCGCCATTGTGATGAAATTGTCAATGACCGAAGCAGAGAAGACATTGCTGTCTACCTCCGTGTAATTTCGTATATTTGTTACTAATTCATCATATGTCATGCTGAAACCGTATTAACCTTATACCCCATACCGCTGTGGTTAGAGCAGTATGTGTACAGCGTTGGGGCACCTATTGCCACTTCAATTCTAGTATATGCTCCTGAAGTTCCAGGAGTTCCGCTTGTACTGACCCCAGTTGTATATTCTACACCACCGCCCCATGTACCGTTAGCTGTAGTAGAAAAACGTAAAGGATGTCCGGCATTTGTGCTATCGGATTGATCGAATATATAAACTAAACTCTCTGTTATATCCACGCCTGCCGCTCCGGGTCTGACCCCATCCTGATAGTAGCCCCCACCAATACCCGACGGGACTGTAATAGCGTAACTTATCTCTGCATTAACAGAAACCGTACCAACTCCGGTAGTTCCAGAAACTCCTGTGACAGAAAACGAAATACCGTCAGGAAGAGGAACTGTAACCCTTCCTATTTCTCCTACCCCTTCAACCGCTATAGATGCTGGAGCAGGTTGCATGGAGTCAGGCACTGTCTCAAAAGGAGTATCACCCCCAGTGTTATTCACAACTACTGTAAGGGGCTCTGTCCTATCTGGTCTTGGGTCTGCTAGTGCTATTGCATCCCCTCTATACCTTAATGGTTCAATCTGTGGTTCTTTTGGCTCATAGTCTTCTGGGCAGACCATAAACCCACGCCAATTCTTTTTTAAATCACGGTAAGAATATCGTTGTCCACAATAATCGCAGATCCCATATGAAAACTTACCTGTCGCTGTAGCCATTACGCACCTACTTGCGGTACAACATTGAAACTAGCAGTATCCCTATCTTCTTCCGCCGCACGTTTAAAGTCTTCTTCATAAATCTGCTTTAGCGGACCTGTTCTATCTGGCGAATACTTCATCGAAATCATATAAGCCAGTCCAGAGGCTAAACAGGGCAAGAACCTAAAGTTCACATCACTTGTATTAGTGTAACCTCCAGCATCATCTATGCGCCTAATTCGATAATAAAGTAACGTATAGTCTTTGTCCGCTGACGGATACAGGTAAACAGTCGGGGTGTTGCTTCTTTCAACGTAATACTGGGAAGGTCTGGCTTGAGTCAACTTGTTAGGAAGATTTAAGTATTCCGCCCTGCCAATCCGATCAATACTAATATCCTGCTGTTGACCGTTAATTGTCTGGCGAATCACCGCCGACAAGACATTTACAGTATCTGTTCCAACCGCAACGCTACCATCACCCTGGGACAATGGCTGTGTGGCCTGCTCTACGGTCCACAGGTTCAATCCTCTGTTTGCCCAGTCTAAGAACAAGAGGTTCAAAGAACGTCGCGCAGAGGTGAGCTGATAGCCCTCTGTAACCTGCATGCCACATCTCTCGAAGGCTTCTTCGATTAAGTCGTCAATAGACAGGTTAAAATCTGTAGTCCCTGAAGTCGCCATTATTTACTCGCGTATCCGCCTTTTTTGTATTTTTTCATCATGCCACCACCCATTTTCATCTTAACGCCACGGGCTTTCAAAACATCCTTCTTTGTAACCTTGCCGTCACCAGTAAGATCAGGGAACTTCTTCTTTGCCATGCCGCCGTCTTTCATCATGACAGCTACTTTTGTAGAGGGCTTTGAAGTCATCTTGTTGCGACTACCAGAACTTACACATCCGCCGCCTTTGGTAGCGGCACCCATTCCACGTCCAGCCATTTTATTTACCTCGTTGAGTTTTCATCTGTGCAGTTTTTGACAACTGCGTAAATTTAAACAATTTCTTAGAGTTCTTACCCATTCTCGCTCCTGACATGACAGTGCCGTCTGAGTGCTTGTGGGTGCTTCCCTTATGTTCCGTGCCATTCCGTAAAAAATACTTCATTTCTTTCGATGCCTTCTTGTCTTGTTAGCCACTTTTTTTGGCTGTTTAGACACTTGTTTACCTTTTGCAGTATCCGCCCTTTTCTTTCGAGTGGTTGCGGCATATTCCTTACTGCTAAGAGATTTTATGGCCTTTTCAGGAAGGTAACGCTCTCCTGTGGCTTTTGGACCTTGCGTCGATGGCTTACCACTTTTGGTGCGCCATTTCTGCTGAGTCCAAT